GCGGACCTCGCTGTCCTTGACCGTCCGCGACACGACGCGCCACGCGCCGCCACCGCTTCCGGGCCCGGCGACGGTCACCAGCCCGCCGACCGGCAACGCCAGCGCGGCCAGGTCGCCGCGCCACACCCGCGTCTCGCGCCCGTCGGCGACATCGGCGGCGATCCGCCGCGCCAGCGCCCGCGCGCCGCCGGCGGACAGCACCGCGGGCAGGTCGATCTTCTCTTCGCGCCGCCCCCCGCCCGCGACCAGCGCCGCCTGCTGGCCAAGCTGGTAATCGCGCTCGGGTTCATAATGGCGCAGCCGGATCGTCCCCGGCAGCGCCGCCAGCGGCGCGCGGCGCGTCTCGGCCCCGTCGGGTGCCGCCGGCACGCGCCGCGCCTCCGAAAAATCCGCGAGCGCCACCGGCGCGCCCGCAAGCGCGGTCGGTGCGAGCCGCCAGCCGCCGGGCGCACTCACCAGCCGCACATCATCGGCGTCGAGCAGCGGCGCCAGCGCCTCGCGCACCCGGTCGCCCGATGCCGCATAGCCCGAAAAGCCGGTCCGCCCGGCACAGCGCCCCGCCTCGCCGAGCAGCACCGCGCCGACCAGCCCGGCGTCGATCGTCCCGGCATCGGCTTCGACCTCGAAATTCAGCGCCGGGATGCGATTGCCGAACCGCGCCAGTTCCAGTTCCTCGAACACGGCATAGGACAGCCCGCGAAACGCGCTCGCCGCACCGATGCCCAGCGCCGATGCGATCAGCGGATCGACCGGCTGGTCCTCGCTGCCGTCGTACCAGCGAAAGATGCAACGCTCCTGGAACGTCCCGCTCGTCCCGCGCAACAAGTCGCCATCGGCCCAGATACGGCGGATCGCGCGGACCGGCCGCGACGACAGCGCGACCGCCAGCGACACCGAATAGCTGTACTCGGTCGTCGACGGCCGCCCCTTGCCGCCGCCATGCTTTTCGCGCCGCTCGATCAGGTCGGTCGCCCAGATCACGCTCCCTGCGACGCGCATCGTCCCGAACAGCTTCGGGATCTGCTGGCCATAGGTCGATGCCTGCACCTTCAGGTCGGCCAGCCGCGGTCCCTCGCGGCCCTTGGGCTTGAAGATTTCGGCGTCGATCTGCTGCCCGACCGCCGCCCCGATCGCCGCCCCCACCGGTCCGCCCAATATCCCGCCGACCACCGTCAGCACCAAGGTTGCCATGATTATGCTCCCGAAAACCGCCAGCGCGCCACCGCGGCCGCGTCGTCCAGCGGCGTCTCGACCACCCGCCGCAGCCCCGCCTCGACGCGGTCGCGTCCCCAGCCGCGCAGCGGATAGTCCGCCGGTCGCGCCAGCCGCACGCCGGCCGCCGCATAGGCCGCCCACACCAGCCCGACGCAATCGAGCCCCGTCGCGGGCGCGCATCCCTGCAACCGGAACCGCACCCCGACCATCGTCCGCGCCGCCGCAAAGGCGCGTGCGCCCAAAAGATCGTCGAGCGCATCATCCACCGGGATAGCGCGTCAGCAAATCATTGCCCGGCAGATGCGCCTCGCCGCGAAAATTCGCGGCGTTGGCAAAGCGGCTGCCGCAGGTCGCCAATTGCCGGTCGCACCCCTCGGTCAGCCGCACCCGCGCCGGCAGCGCGGGCAGCAATCCCGGCACCTCGGCGAGTTGCAGCACCGTCCCGTCGTCGGCGATCACCGGCGACGCCAGCCCGCACGCCGCGCCCTCGATCCACAGCAGTTCGCCGAACGCCAAAGTCCCGGCGGCAACCGGCGCATCGAGCGTCACCGCGCGCCCCTCGACCGCGACCACCCGCCGGACATGCGTGCGCGGCGACAGGTCGACCCGGCACGCCCGGTCGCCGAGCGCCGCGCGGCACGACGGCGAGGTCGCCGGGCACGCCGGCGCATCGAGCAGGCTCGTCACCCCGCGCAGCTCGGCCGTAAAGGCCGGCCCCTGCCGCTCGACCGCCCCCAGTTCGCCGCGTGCGACGGTGATCGGCGCCAGCCCGGGGTCGCTCCAGTCCGCCACCATCAATTCCAGCTGCGCGCCGTCCCAGCGCCCGGCGTCGAGGTCGGCCGCCGCGATCGCCGTGCTCGACACCGCGCCCTGCAGGTCCATCGTCTCGACCTCGAGGCTGTCGCTCGTCTCGAGCGCCGACGGCTTCATTCCCGGCGCTGCGCGATACGGCGTGCCACCGATAACGAGGTCGCGGTCGTGCGAAGTCAGCCCGACGACCACCCCGTCGCGCCGCGCGAGCCGCCAGCACCAGGCCAGCGTCACCAGTTCCTCGCGCAGCCAGTCGGGCGCTGCACTCACCATGGCGCGCGCACCTCGATCAGCGGCACATGCGCCATCTCGCCCGCGAGGAAGGTCGCGCGGCTCACCTCCAGCCGGTCCTCGGCGAAACGCACCGGCACGTCGAAGCGATAGCCCGCGCGCACCGCCGCACCTTCCGCCGGCGCCGCATCGAGCAGCACTTCGCCGGTATCGGTGACGACAAAGGCGCCGGTCTCGATCCCGGCGACCGACACCCGCACGCTGCCCGCGACCGGCAGGCGGATCGCGCGTATTTGCACGGCGTCGCCCGCGCCATAATGTTTGACCAGCGCGAACTGCCGCCGGCTCCCGTCGCCCACGCCGAGCAGTTGGTCGCCCGCTGCCGGCAGCCCGCCATCGATCGCCGAGCCATGGTCGAACGGATCGCGAAAGCGGAACGCGCGCGCCGCCCCGCGCCGGGCGCGAAAGAAATCGGTCAGCACCCGCACATCGGCCTCGGACCTTATCCCCGGCCCCGCATCATAGGTCATGCGCGCCTCGGCCCATTCGCTCGCGCGCTGTTCGTGGCCCGACGGCGCGCTCACGATCTGCGTCGAAAATTCGGTGACCGCCAGCGCCTCGCGCCCGATCGCCAGCGGGAAATCCACTGCATCGAAAGCCTGCACCTCATCCTCCCCCCCAAAATCGTTGAAGCCGAACCAGACGAACCCGTCGCGCGCGACCTGCGGCAGCGCCCAGACGAACGTGCGCGCCACCCCCGCGCGCACGCTCGCCCCGGCCGCCCCGGCGATCGCCGCCCATTGGTCGCGATCCTCCGCCCGCAGCACGAAACCCGAAAAATAATGCTGTTCGTCGATCGGATAGCCCAGCCTATCCACCATCGCCGCGCGCGCCGGCCCGGTTTCGGCGCCGCGTCCGCCGGTCACCCAGTCATAATCCTCGAGCTGCAGCACATCGAACGCCGGCGCCGCCCATCCGAGCGGCACATTCGCGCGCCGCAGTTCGGGCGCTTCGGGGTCGAGCACCGTCGGCAGGAAGACGAGCAAATGGCTCACCAGCCCGCCCGCCCCCGCTTCGTCGCGCGCCGCCGCGACCAGCGCCTCGGTCGAGCCTGCAAGCAGCGCGCCCAGCGCATCGAGCATCGTCCCCTGTCCCGCATCGAGCGGCGCGCGCACATCGGCAATCGCGACGCTCGCCCCGCCCAGCGCCGCACCCGCCGCCGCGTCATATCCGCAAATCCGGCCGCCCGGATTGACCCACCACCAGGGCTCACCGACCTGGAATTTCACCGCGAGATCCGCCGCCAGCGCGACCGCGACAAAGGCGCGCGCGACGATCTGCAAATAACCCATCGCCACCGCATTGGCGGGCGACAACAGGGTCGACGGCGGCACCCATCCGGTCAGCGCCGGCGCACCGGTGCCGTCGCGCTGCTTCCAGTCGTTCCAGCAATATTCATCGAAATATTCGTAGGATAGCGACCAGATGATCCCCAGCCCCGCGTCGCCGCACGCTTCGGCGAACCCCGCATGCCACGCCGCGCAGGGCGCATTGATCGCCCCGCCGACAAGGCTCGCATAAAAGCCCCCGCCCGACGCCTCGAGCCGCATATAATGGCTCATCCCGACATAATGGACGACGTCGCCACGATAGCCGAGCGCCACGATCTGCCGCACCACCCGCGCCGGGGTCAGGTGGTACACATCGTCATAGCCGTTGGTCATGCCCAGCCCATGCTCGGGCAGCATGGCATCGCCGATCGCGAGCACCGACCCCGATCCCGACACCGCGATGTCGCTCATCTCGGCCCAGCCCGCAGCCGGGTCCGCGAGCACGCCCTCGCTGCCGTCATAATCCGGCGGCACCAGCGACACGAACATCCGATCGATATCGCCCGCCCAAACGGGATCGGCCTCGCCGGGGAGCAGATAGCCGCCGTCGAGCGCATCGAAATCGAGGCTGACGATCGCATCCTCGCCCGTCCCCTCGGCATAGTTCCACAGCCGCACATACCAGGCGCGCGGACTCCCCCCGGCATCGCGCCCCTCGATCGTCAGCGTCGGCCCGTGCAGCGCGTCGAGCGGCTTGACCCCGCCCGACCGCCAGCGAAAGCGGAGCTGCGTGTGCCGGAAATCACGCCGGGTTTCATAAGACAGCAGCGGATGGTCCCACGCGTCCGCCGCGGCCCAGATCAGCCCCGCCAGATCCTGCTTCCGGTAACAGACCGTCTCGACGCGCAGCGCCTGCGGCCCGGTCGTCACCACGCTCGCCATCATCGGCCGCGCAAAATTCACCGTCCAGAAGCGCGGGTCGAAGCGCTTGATCCAACCCTTGCGATGATGCGGCTCGGCCGCCACCAGCGCCCAGCCCATCAGTCCGCCTCCACCGCGCGCCGCACCGCGCGCGCCAGTTGCCGCCCGGTCTGCGCCAGCCGCCCCGGTTCGCTCGCGGCCTGCCCCTGCACATTCACCGTGATCGCGATGTTGCGCACCGCGCCCGCCGCCGACGGCTCGATCCGCCCGCTCGCGGTCGGCACGAACAGCTCGGGGCCGCGCTCGCCGACGCGATAGGCGCGCCCCGCGCTCACCGGCCCGCCCGTCGCGCGCCCAGGCGCGCCGAACATCGCCTGCGCGATCGACATC